GCGATTTCTTTGTTGGCTTCAATACCAGAGTTCCACAATGTGTTATTGTGTTCACAGACTGGACACTTTTCATTAAGTGTAGTCAAGCAGTTATCAATAAACCAACCGCCTGGTCCTTGGAATCCGTGAGAGAAGGTACGAACCCATGGTAAAGCGTCATCACCATCAACAGCAGGTGCTGGGAGAAAACGAATAACAGCCATGCCGTTACCTGCTTTATCAACAGTTGGTTGCCAGAATCGGTTGTCGTCTTTGGAGTTTGATTCACCACCTGTAGATGTGGCTTCTACCGCTTTAGAGAGTTTCTCGAATGAGTTGCGGTTACGTTTGAGGTTTGCAAATGAAGACATATTATTTCCTTGTATAAATTGTATTGCGTAGTATTTTTGTTATCCACATTATTCATAATATGGTGTATATAGGTCACTTGTTAATCAGGTTTTGAATCATCATAATAGTGTTGCCTACTTCCTTGTGAAGAATGCCGATACCGCCTTTGTCGTTAAAATGTTTGATAACGTCTGAGGTATCATCCACAAGGATACAATCAGGTGCCGCAAATAAGTCACCTTTAGCTTTCCGACCACCCACAATGTTTGGTTTGTATGGGAGATTTACTGATTTTAACCAGTATTTCTTTTGTTCGGTAACTATATCATGGTACTTTTGACCACCTGAAGAAGACAGAATCTCAACCTCAATGCCTGTGCGGTTGACGAATTCAATCAATTCAATAGCACCTGGATATACATCCAAGGTTTTGAATTGTTCAGTCAATACAAAGTCATCCCAGTTTTTGCTAAACTCTTTACGGTCACGCATAGAACCTGGAAGTTCCTTGTACAGTTCAAAATAGCGGCGTTCAAAGTTGCAAAGAACGCCATCCATGTCGAGGTAGATTTTTCTAATCATTTGTTTAACACCTTTTTCAATATCTGCTTGTATTTTACATCACTTACTGGAAGAAATGCGGCATACTTGAGCAGTTTCATTCTATAATTCGGCCAGTGAATAGTATCGGCAATCTTCACAGACCAGTGTGGTACAAATCTAAGAATACCGTTTAACAGGCAAACAGTTTCAATCTCTACCTCTTTTCTGAGTGCCTTGCGAAGCAATGGTGGGTAACCATCAGTCACAATCAGCAACTCATTAGGGTTCTCAATACCATCAAACAGGTCACGACATTCATTCTCAAAGGTGTATGATAGTGATTGAATTACCTTTTGGTGCTTGCGATAATTCACTTCAGCTTCTTCACCTAATAAGTTACCAATCCAAGTCTTTTCATCTTCAACAAAGTTAGCAACTAGGAAAGAAATCATTTCTTCTTTTGTTGCAACTCTACGGGACAGTTTATGGAAATAATACTTGTCTTTACGATTGTCAAAGGCATCAATAGATACTCTACTTTTGCCACCATATTTAATAAAGTCGTATGATTCCGTAGTGAAGTGTAGTTTCAGGGATTGGTAAATTCCGAATGTTTCATAACCAGTCATATTGGTAATCTAGAACCTTTTTCTTTCAACATATTATTATCCATTGCATCATTCTCAATCTTGGCTTTGAGGTTAGCATTAATCAAAGTAGCTGCTACTTCAATCTCAAGACCAGTTTCGTTACAATGTTCTAGTATCGCCTCAATGTAATTGTAATCGGTTGTAGCAACCAATGTGTCAATTGCTTTGGCGAACTTAGCCATTTCTTCTCTTGTAGGCATTTACTTTAGTCCACATTTTGGGTCGAAGCATTTATGTCGAGACATTACATTAGCATCCAATTTGCAAACTGGACAAGTAGTCGATGTAAATCCACTTAAATCAATACTAATTGGTTGTGCAGCACCGTAATCTGGCAAATTGACAGTAAAACTTTCTGACGTTAATGATGAAGCCATGGTATCAAATACTCTAGCACTTTGCTGGTCATCTTCAAATAATTGTTCTTCACTATGGTCTACAATTTCCAAATTACCATCAAAGTAATAACCACAACCACGTAAGAAATCTTGGAACTGTGCAATAACTTCAGTCAAAGTTTCCTTGTTGAATTCCATAGTCACTCTATTATCCAACTCACAATCCCATGCTGTGCGGTGTTCACATTCTAGTTTAAAATTAGGCATTATTTGACCACCGTTTCATACAACGTTTCGAATTGGTCATGTACTGCCACTTCTTCATCATAGTTTTGTTTGTAATAAACTTTAACCATACGAGCAACCAACTTCTTAGGCAATTGCAGTTGTTTACTGATATCACCGATTGCTTCTTTGATGAAATCTTTTTCACCAGCCATACGTGTCATTGAATCTGAACACTCACGAATAACCTTCAACAGTTTATCTCGGTCTGCTGGGTTTGAAATGTTGTTTACACTCACTTGCTGAATAGCCATAATATACTCCTAGTTTAACGTTTTGCTACTGCATACGCAACACAAACAGAATTTGGATTGCTTTCATATGCACACTTTACAGATAGCGGGTCAACACCTTTGGCAATTGCTGCTTCGATGTTCTTCGCCATATTGTTTCTATCATTGGTATTATACACGATTGTACCAATGATTGCGGTACATGTGATGATTACTGCCGAAATGGCTACGGTAATCAAGTCTTTGTTATATGATTTGTTTGCTTCTGTCAATTTTATCTCCTTTGCTTTTGTAGAAAATATGCCTGCCAATTTGTTTTTCCTTTTTGAGTTTAGTCCAACCTGGATTAACATAATCTGCATGGTAATAAGTTGCGCCGTTTGTTACATCCGACATCCTTTCAAAGTTCAAATAAAGATTGGTTGAAAGTTTTAATATCTCATTATACAATGGTGTATCTTTGATTGTCAAGAGCTTTGAGGTGAATTTGTGGTCGCAATACCATGAAAACTGACATACACTGCCTGTCTTCTGTTTCACTACATCACATACCGATTCTGCATAGTTTCCTGTTTGTAATCGGTTGAATGTAACGAATGCTACCGCACGTTGACCTTCTAGAGGTTCATGTCCAGCTTCAAAGTATATGTTCTCCGCTAAACAAGTTATCTGCTTTTTCACTTCTGGTGTTAATGCACTATAATCTGCTTTGATTGGCATAATCTGTGGTGTGTTGATGTTAGCCAACGATAATGCCAAAATGATAGACGAGAAAATTATACTAAAGAGTATGGCTTTACTTCTCATTGATTTCCTTTCTGTGTGTGACAGGAAGGTAATGCCTTCCTGTTCCCGAATCAGGAAGACTTCTTAGTAACCTTGATAGGTTCTGATGTGTTGTTGGACACGAAATTGTTTAAGGTTTGAGCCTTAGCAATAATGTCTTGTTCTGATGGGATTTGTGGTAGACCTGGATGTTCAGGCGGTGTTTCGCCTTTGGTCTTTGCTGTATCGCACTTGATAGTCCAATCTTGTTGAGACATATCACGTTTTGCGTTGTATTCATCATATAGCATGTCTCTCGCCATTTTTAATAGCTCAAGACGAATTTCAAATGGTGTCATATTTGACATAGTTTCTCCTGTGTGATGTGTGATTACTGCTGTGTGTGTTTGCAGTATATCTATTTAGTCATTCCAATGCCTGAGTACACCTGCGACAATGAAACAATTGGTTATGATATATGATAACACAATTGCAGTACGAATGTAGGCAACTTTGTCAGATTCTTTGTCACATTCTGTAGCTTTCTCGCCTAATGCTTTAGCCCAAAGTCTCCACATAATTTAATCCCAAAGTGCTTGATAGTATTTACCGAATAGTTTGAAGCCATTTGCGATACGTTCTTCAACCTTTTTTATAGCGTCATAATCACATTTGTATGTGTGATTAGGTCCCTCTACCATTTGATATTTTGTAGGTTTGCCATTTTCATCCCACTCACAAGCCAGACTTTTCATATCAAATTCACCTGAACGATATTCATCTTGCCATGAATCATCGACTTTGCATTCGAATGAAAAAATAATTTCATCAAGTATCCAATCCCAACGCCTGAAATGGTTAGCATCAACCTCCCAAGAATTCTCTTTTGGTGGTGCTGAAGTAGACTTCAACATTTCAGGTACATCCTCATCATCAACATTAGGTGCACCCTGTTTAGTGGCTTTTAATTGACGAAGCATTGGCAGAATAATTGGACTTAATGTTGAGTCCATACTCCATGTATCCCAATAATCAATCTTCACATAGTCAACTTTTGGATGAATTATGTCCAACAGACTTTGATAGAATTGACAAATTGGTGTTAGACGTTCAATCCATTTTTGATATTTGTGGTTTGGGTCTTCTTCGAGGTTGTAAAACACATTATTGTCTTTTTCCCAAAAACAAACCTTTTCGAGAATGGTGTACGGTGACACCCAATGATTACGATACTTGCTTATGTAAACTTTCATTTTTGTGAATCTCCAGGAAGCACACGATAATTATCTTCAACGGAATCTGGCGTACTAACCTCAATGATTGTGCCTTCTTCGATGCATATTAGTTGGTGTGGTTCTAACGGTCGATTT